GGCTTGAAAATGATACAAAGACTGTAGTAGCTTTAACGGTGCATGCTTTGGTGTTTAACTTAAAGGATTTTTTCGGAGAAAGCGTCTTCAAACAAGTGCTTGGAAGTATGAAGCTATAGACTTTGTAAGCATGCCAACTTTAAGTCAGTTTCAATATGCTCCTGTTGTTGCAGAAATGTGGAAACAACATGAACTTTGGGATGGTACTTACAACCTGGATGATTTGCTTGACGCACATGAAATACTTGATTCAAAATTTGAGAACCAAATTCGTGCAAGAGAATACTATGAACAAGAAAGAAGGTGATGCACTGTGAATGATGTAATTAAAGAGTACCTAGTAAGTCTTGGCTTTGATGTAGACTTGGCCTCCTATGCTAAATTTAATAAAGTCTTAGATTCTTCTGATTCATCAGTGCTTTCTTTTGCATCTACAGCTGCATCATCTTTTATTAAGGCTGGTGCAGCATTTGCAGCATTTGTTGTTACTGTAGTTACTGGAATGGCAAAAATGATAGATGAAACGGCTGATGCTGATCTTGAATTTAAGAAGTTTGCTAGACAAATGTTAACTACTAGTGAAAATGCAAAAAGTGTTAAGATGTCATTAGATGCTATGGGTGTATCTTTAGATGACTTGTGGATGTCTCCTGAACTTTTAAACCAGTTCAGACAACTAAGAAATTTATCAAAAGATTTAGAACCACCTGATGACTTTGATGAACAAATGCAATTTGTGCGTTCAATAAAATTTGAACTTACTAAAGCAAAAATGGAGCTTAGTTATTCACTACAATGGATAAGCTACTACTTAATAAAGTACTTAAGAAAACCACTTGAAAGCTTTAGAAACACTTTGCAAAAGATAAATGAAGCTATACGAGAACACATGCCAGAATGGACAAAGAAAGTTGCTCAATTTGCTTCATGGTTCTTTAGATTATTCAACATGTTTGTCAAAGGTGGAGCTGCAATAATAGACATGATTAACAAGATTCCAGGTAACGTTAAGAAAGTGTTACTTGCATTAGCTGCTTTAGCACCATTACTTGCTGGCAATCCTTTCTTTCTAATGATAGCTATGATAGCTACTTTACTGTTACTACTTGAAGATTTTAGCACGTACATGGAAGGTGGAGAGTCTGCATTAGGAGACTTTTGGAGTAAGCTTGTAGAAGTTGGAGCAGATGGAAAGACAGCTTTTGTTGGAATATTTGGTGAGCTTGGTGAAGAGCTTGGAGAGCTTGGTGTTGCTCTTGGTGATACACTAATGGCTTTCCTTTCTTTATTTGGCATAGATAATGTAGAAGGATTGAAATCGACTATTGGAGATCTTGCTACATTTATGGGAGACACTCTAATATTTGCTTTACAAACTATTGTAGACTTATTGAACATAATCCATGAATCTTTAGTTTGGCTTGATGAGCTTAATGATAAGATAATGGACATGGACTTAAATCTACCAGAGGGTTCTATACTAAATGAAATGATGAATGATGACAAGTCTTTGCAAGAGAAGATATGGGGTGATTTACAGTCATATGCTCCTAGCAAAAACAGATATTCTGCTAAAGCTTCTGAAACAAGTGGAAACAAAGTTGAAGTTAATAGCAACCCAATATTCCACATATACGGTTCTGATCCAAGTGCAGTATCTAGTAAAGTTAATAATACTCAAGAAAGGCTTTTAACAAGAGCTTTAAGTGGGAGGTTAACATAATGGCTTCTCCTATATTGAACATTAAAGAAAGCAGTATAAAAGATCTGGTATATGTAAAGACTAATGTAGGGGGATGGTTCTTCGATGCATTCTTGCAAGTAAACCATTCTAGTAAGCTTAGAATTACAGAACATCCTGTGCAAAGTGGAGCTAACATTTCTGATCATGCTTTCATTGAATCATCAGAAATTAACATGAAAATAGGAATGTCTGATTGTATGCAATCTATAGTAAAAGGTCAATTCACAGGTGGATGGTCTAGGTCATCTACCGCTTACAAAGTCTTGTTAGAGCTTCAAAAGCTAAGAATACCTATACAAATACTTACAAGGCTTGGAGTATACAAGAACATGTTAATAAGTGTAATTTCTGTTACTGATGATGCAACAACTCTTAATTCATTAATAGCTGAAGTTACTTTCAAAGAAGTATTTGTAGTACAAACAAAAACTGTAAAGATAAGTGCTAGACCTCAGGCTACTGGTTCTACTAATGTAGGTACTCCTGAGTCTGTTGAACCTAATCAAAGCATACTTAAACAAATACTTCAGCTTATGGGAGGTAATTAGTATGTACAAGATAATACCTCTTTCTAGTGAGCCCAACCAAAGTCTAACAATAACTTTACCTGTAGATGATGTTAACATAACTTTAAACTTAGAATGCAGGTACAACTCAAAAGCTGACTATTGGACTTTAAAGGCTACTGATTATACAACAAAAGAAGTGTATTTTGATGGAATGCCTTTGCTTTATGGGGTGTATCCATCTGCTAACCAGCTTGAACAGCTATCTTATAAAAGAATAGGAAGCTTTTTGCTTGTAAAAAATGGTGAAGTTGACTTGGATATGCCAAACCAGGATGCCCTTGGCAAAGAGTTTTTATTAGTTTGGGGGGATACTATTGGCTAGAGTATATTTATCGCCTTCACTACAGAGTAAAAATGTAGGCGTAGGCTCTTACGGAACTGAGAAATACAGGATGAATCAACTGACTGATGAAGTTCAAAGTAGACTTCAAGCTTTAGGAATTGAAACATTTAGAAACAGACCATCTGAAACTTTGGGTCAGGCAATAGAATATGGTAATTCATTAAATGTTGATTGCTATGTTGCACTACATTCAAATGCAATATCTGGTAGTCCAAACACTTCTACTAGAGGGCCAGAAATGTTGGCAAATGCTAATAGAAGAAATAGTCAAAGACTTGCTCAAGCTATATATAACAGTTACATGGGAATATCTCCTACAAAAGGAAGAGGCATAAAATACAGGAATGACTTGGGTGAAATACGAGAGCCAAACGCTCCTTCTTGCTTGTTTGAAGTTGCTTTCCATGACAATATTGAAGATGCTAACTGGATAATAAACAACATGCAGGCTATAGCTCAAGCAATAGTTGATGGTATAGTAAGCTACTTAGGCGGAGAAATAACTCCCGACAATACTGGCACAAAGAATCAAGATGTTCTAATACCAGCTTCAGGATACAGCTTATCATCGCAGATATCAAAAGACATACTGTTTGGAAGACAATGCAGGATAGTAGTCGATATAGGTGGTGGGCAGGCTATAGATGTAAGCCAATTGAAGTGTGTTTTCAGAGCTAGTAAGACTATGCTAATGGAAGCTAACATGTCAAATGTATCTATATATAATCTTGATGCTAAAACAGAAAATCTTATAATAAAGTCTGGCAAAAGGCTTGTTATAGAGGCTGGGTATGCAGGGTCACACTTTGGAGTAATCTTTGATGGTGACATAGTCCAACCTACAAGAGAAAAAGTAGATGGTGTAGATTTTGTGTTGAATTTACTTTGCTTAGATGGTGATAGATTCATGCAATTTGGATTTGTGTCATATGTTGTTGGCAAAGGAATGACAAACAGAGAAGTAGTAGATAGTATATACAAGGAATCATCAGTTCCTATAGAACTTGGCTCTATATCAAGAGACCTTTCGAAGTCTCAATTGACTAGAGCCAAGGTTCTATTCGGGCTTAGCAAAGATTATATTCAAAAGATAGCAAAGACAAATGATGCCACTTTCTATATTGAAAATGGTAAAATTAACATAGTAAAGGCAGAAGATCTTCCTACTGGTGAAGTATATTCTCTTGATTATACTTCTGGGCTTGTAGGCCAGCCGGAACAGGAAGATTATGGTATACGATTCAAAAGTCTTATAATTCCAAACTTAAAACTAAATTCATTCGTGAACATAAAGAATAGCATGATAAAAGAATCGCAAGCTTCGGTTGGGCAGATAAGATACACACTTGACACAGATGGGCTTTATAGAATAGTTTCAATTGAATATTCTGGAGATACAAGAGGCAGTGACTGGTATGCTGAATGTTTTGCGGTGACACAAAGCGGAAAGTTGCCAAACATGCTTGATTCAGGAAATACCTCTAATATTTGGTAGGTGATAAAAATGAAAGAATCAATAACAGAAAAACTAGCAAGCAAAAGTACTACTATGCAAGCACTTTCAAACAAGATATCAAATGACATACGAGTCTCTATTCCTGGAATAATACAGAGCTTTGATCCGATAGAACAAACTGTCTCTGTAAAAATAGCTATACGAGAAAGATACATTGACGAAGATCTCGTTATAACTAATATTGAGATGCCAATGCTAGAAGATGTGCCGATAGTCATTCCTAGGGCTGGGGGATATGCAATAACTTTGCCAGTGCAAAAGGGAGACGAATGCTTGCTAGTTTTCTCTGACATGTGTATAGATGCATGGTTTTCAAATTCTGGGGTGCAAAATCAAATAGAATCTAGAAGACATGACTTGTCTGATGCTTATGCAATAATAGGTGCTTATAGCCAGCCGAGAAGATTATCTAACTATTCCACAGATTCTTTAGAAATAAGAAATGAAACTGGCTCGGCTAAGATAAAGTTGAAAGACAATGAAATAAACTTAGTAGGAACGGTAAAGATAAATGGGGTGATTGTATGAGTTTCAAATGTAGAAGGACAGATTCTACTGGAGATTACACACTTGGTGCAAAAGACAACTATGTAACTGAAATAGATGCAATAGTTATAGCTGTGCAATCAAAGCTTACTTTGCTTGTTGGCGAATGGTGGGAAGACTTAGAAGATGGGCTACCTTACTTTCAGCATATAATAGGTTCTTCTGGCAGTAAAGAAAGTATAAGGGGCATAGACTTGTTGATACAAGAAAGAATACTTGAAGTAGCTGATGTCATTTCTATAGATGACTTTACTTCTTCATTTGACAACATTGAAAGAAAATATACTTTCACATGTAGTCTTGAAACAAGTTATGGAAAACTTGATGGATTGGAGGTAACATTGTAATGTATTTTAAACCATTCATAGACGAATTTGGCATACACATACCTACTTACGAAGATATACTTGAAGATCTTTTGAATACAGCTAGGCTTATATTTGGTGAAGATATATACCTTGATCACGATTCACAAGACTATCAATTCATATCTGCTTTAGCTATTAAAATGAATGATGTAAATGAACTTGCTGTAATGTGCTATAACAATAGGAGTCCACAATTTGCTGTCGGTAATGCACTAGATTCTTTAGTAAAGATTAATGGCATAAAGAGAAATACAAGTGAGAAATCAAAAGTTACTGTAAAGTTAACTGGAGCTGCTAATACTACAATAAACAATGGACTTGTATCAGATGTTAGAGGTACGATGTGGGAATTGCCAGATGTTGTTGTTCTTGACATTAGTGGAACTGCTTATGTTACTGCTACTTGCAAAGTATATGGGCCAGTCATAGCTTTGGCAGGAGATATCACCACCATAGAAAAGCCTACTTTAGGATGGACATCAGTAACTAATGAAACTGCAGCAGTACTGGGAACTAATGTTGAAAGCAATTCTATGCTGAGAGCTAAGCAAGCTTTAAGTGTAGCCAGACCAAGTTTAACATTGTTTGAACAAACTAAAGGAAGTGTGCTTGAACTAGTAGGAGTAACTAGGCTTAATGCTATAGATAATGATACTTCTTCTGTTGATTCAAATGGAATACCAAGTCATAGTATATCACTAGTTGTAGAAGGTGGTATATCCTATGATATTGCTGAAACTATATACAAGAATAAAGGACCAGGCGGGGGAACTTATGGCAGCGAAACTGTAGTTGTCAGCGTAAATGAATTTGGCGGAACAATACCTATAAAGTTCTCAAGACCATCATATATATATCCAGACATAAAGATAACTTTAAAAGCTTTAGATGGTTATGGTCCTGCTACTGAAGAAGCAATCATGACTTCTGTTGTTAGCTACTTGAATTCTATAAAGATTGGATCAGTACTATATGCTTCTAACTTATGGAGCGTAGTTCTTAGTAATCAAGACTTGAAAAGTCCTTTGTTTAGTGTAACTAGTATACTTCAAGCTAGGCATGGACAAACTTTGTCTGGCAATGATATACAAGCTTTATACAATGAAGCTATAGCTGCTAATGCTTCTTATATTACAATACAAGTAGTATAGGCTGGGAGATGATTATATGAACATAGTTGAATATCTTAACCTTATACCATCGCAAAACAGAGAAAAGCCAAAATTCATTTCTTGGCTATCAGCTTCACTTTTAATGTTTGATGATGCTAAGGAAGTTCTTGAAGCATTTACTAGTGAATTTGACTTAGATAGTGCCAAAGGAAAACAACTTGATATTCTTGGTGAAGTAGTTGGTGTAAATAGATACTTAAACTTTCAGCCACAAGAAAGTTCTCGTACTGTAGATGATACTACTTATAAAAGAATGTTAAAAGCAAAAATAGCAAGCAATCAGTGGGATGGCACCATACCTGGCATGTCAAAGATATGGGACGAGTTCTTCCCAGATGTGAAGTTAATAGTGGTAGATAATCAAGACATGACTGTAAATGTTGTTGCTTTTGGAATAAGTGCTGGCATTGAAACTGAACTAATACAAAACGGGTACTATGTGCCAAAAGCTCAATCAGTATCATACAACTACTTCTTTTCTGAATTAACAATATTCTCTTATGACATCAGCAATGACTTCTACAATGGATATGATATAGGAAACTGGATATAGGAGGTAATTATGGCTAACAATTTCTTGCCATTTAATCCAAGTGGCAACAATGAACTAAGTCAAGAACAATATGAAGCTAATAATGTTAGAATTTCTGGCATAGAACCAGGACTTGCTGCTAAAGAAGTCTACAATAAACTTTTCAAGCAAACTTCAATGATGTCATATGCACTTGGGCAAATACTTGATGAATACGGACTTGATGCTTCAGATAATAATGCTACAGCATTGAAGAATGCTTTACAATCTGCTTTTTTATCAATGGATAGAGTGCTTGTTCCAGTGTTAAGTCTGGCTGCTTTAAAAGCTATAAATACAGCTTTGCTTCCAAATGGTGTAATGGTCAACTGCAAGGGGCTTGGCACATTCTACTTAGATATTGATAGTACAGCTACTCCTAATGACACAACGATAGTACAACCTACTGTTGGAATTGGTAGGTGGCTTATATCTGGGGCTAACACGTTCTTACCAGCTACTGGTGGTACTATGACAGGTGCTCAGGCATTCAACAGGGGTGGTAATCTTATAAACTACAAAGATGTGTTACATGCTTATCTATCTGTTCAAACTGTTGGGCTTCTAAAAATAACAATGCCAAAGTCTTGGTCAAGTTCTTTTATGTCTGGTAAGCTTAGGGGCTTTCAATTTGATGATGGGTCATCTTGGGAGCTGGATTTCTCTAGTTACAATCATCAAGATTCGCAAACATGGCTAGGCGCTACTGCCAAAGTGAATGGACAATGCCCATTTGCTAAAGTTAGATTCGCTCATGACGGAGCAAAATGTTGCCTACTATTAGGAGATTTAACAACTGATTGGAGATACCCTACACTAGCAATAACCGATTTTATGGTAAGTAATATGAATTTAGGTGATTGGGGAGTTGGTTGGTTAGCTGAAATAATAATGTCAGAAAGTGGTTTAAGTGCAATTTCTGAGCCAGTATTAGAATCAAATTCGCCATCGAACATTTTAGCAAAGTTAAAAACAGTTGACGGAAAAGCTAGTGGTTTGGATGCCGATTTTGTCCGTGGCAAACCCGGTCAGCAGGCTTATGTACACAGTGATAGAAACCTTGATGGTGTATTAATAAAGACAAGTTTATTAATACAGGAGATGCCAATAGTAATTCACATAATTGGGCATCCTTATGGCGGTGGTATTAAACCAATAGACGTTATGATTTGTTCCTATTTTTATAATGGTATCTTTTATGCTCCTGGTACTTATGGAAAGGCAAATGGAACTTCAATATTTGGATTAAAATTAATGCGACTCGATGGATATTATGCAATATGGTTTCCGAAGCAAAGCTATTATTCAGGATATGAGGTAAGAATAACACCAGATTTTAAAGGGGATGATGGAATGAATTATGCCACGGAATTAGTTGAAAGTCCCTCCATACCGGCTAGTGCTGATTTAGTATATGAACCAGTAATTCATAGAACAATGTTTGGTGCAAACCGGGCTGGTTATGGAGTTGTTCCGGGGGCGTGGTCGGCTACTGGCAGTGGCTACCCTGATTATCCTGCATGGTTCAGGGCAATTGATACCTTAGTAAAAGAAACTGACCAAGTAAATGTTGCATTTGCCCCCGATTACTTAAACATCGCAGAAGAGGCTGGTGCTAAAGTCACTAGGTCAGAAAACGGAAGTTTCTTGTTGCTGGCAAAAAAAGTACCGGCTTCCACGCTGTACTTTGATTATTCAGTAGTGGGGTGGTAATATGTTTGGAAGGACAAATGTGAATGGCGGAAGTGTTATAAAAGGAGCATTGAGTGGTTCAATTCCTTCTGCTCCGGACCCAACATTAATTATTAGCAGAACAGGTAAAGGATTATTAACAAGTATTTATGCGGTTGACCGCACCGGAAGTTTTGGAATTACTAACATTACAATATTTGTTGACGGGGTAAAAAAGATACGGAAGGCTATACCAACCCTTGAGATGCTTACATTAATTGTACCATACAATTCAAGCTTGCAAATCTATGCCACAGTGTCGGAAGCCCGTGGGGTTCTTGCTACATTTAGTGAGGGCTCTCATGATTTAAATGAGGGCATACCAAAAAGTTCATCATATAATCTAGCAGCACCGCCAGCCCTATCATCAGTCTTATCGGTATCTGGAAAGGGCATGCTGGAGGGTATTACCTGTTCACCGGGCATTCAGGTAAATATTGATGGAGTGGCAATAATAGTTACTGGAAATACAATATATCATGCCACTGCTATGATGCTAAAATTTAAATCATCATTACAAATTTACGCCCACACCGGCTGGTCAGCCGAATATCTATTAGAATAAAGGAGAAGCATTATGAAAATTATATTTAAAGATGAAGCATACGAGGACAGGGGTGGGGACATTTGGGAGTTAACAATATATGACACCATTGTGATAGATTTGGATGGTAACATGGTAAATTCACATTCAATTGTAAGAGTACTTAGTGAAAAAGAAATTTACGTTACACAAAAACAATTCGAAAGAAATACAAGAATAATGGAGCTTAAAGAAATCATATCAAACAAAAAGTTGCTTGACATCGATTGTAGGGAAGAACAAAATGAATTAAAAGATTTGCTTAATTACTAATGCAGAGGTGGCGGATGGTAGAGTATGTATTGAAGTACTGGGTAGATGTAGCTTTTGCTACTATTATAGCGATACTAGGCAGTACTATGAAAAAGATGAAGAAGCAGAATATAAAACATAAAGCTGACAATGATGCTATAAGAAATGGAATGAAAGCATTACTGAGGGCTGAGATTATAGCCACATATAATCATTATGCACAGCAAAAATACTTGCCAATCTATGCTAGAGAGAACTTATATGGATTGTATAAAGAATATGAAGCTTTAGGTGGTAATGGGGCTATAAAAGACCTTATGGAAACAGCCTGCGAATGGCCATTAGAAAAGGAGGCTTAAATGAATGTATTATCAGTATTATTTGTGTTTTTCATACTAGCTGTAGTAATAAAGATAGCAACTGATAACCTGGCTGATATGTTATCTTTAATATCATGGTTCAAGAATGCCAGAAAATACAAGTTAGTAATAGCATTTATATTTACTATTATTGGAATAGTTGGGTTAAACTACGGTATTCTAGAAGCCTTGCAAGTGCAATCTGTAGTAAGTGTATCTTATGATTGGTTCCACGAGTTTGATTTAGTACTAACCTCATTCTTTTTAGCAAAAGGAGCTCAAGCAATACACAGGCTTGATAATGCAATAAAATCATATAAAGCAAAAGCTGGAGGTAACAATGCTGAACAGTAGAAAAGTAACAGACTTACATCCAAAACTTGCCGATATATGCTTACGGCATATAAAAGCTTGTAAGCTTAGAGGCATAGACATAATCATTACATCGACAAAACGAGACGATGAATATCAAGCTAGCATATACGCTAAAGGCAGAACAAGGCCAGGGTCAATTGTAACAAACTTGAAAGTAACTGGAGCACATGGTCTAGGCCTTGCTTATGATGTAGTGCCTATTGTCAACAAAGTGGCTATTTGGAATGATAGTAAATCATGGGAAGTGATAGGAGAAGAAGGCAAGAAGTTAGGACTAGTTTGGGGTGGAGATTGGAAAGGGTTTGTTGATAAACCACACTTTGAATTGACAGATGGTCTTGCTTTTAATGAATTAAGAGCAGGAAGAAGGCCAGTTTGGTTTGCTGTTCCACAATATGTTGAACACACTGCTATTAAAGGAAAGAAGATGATACCAATCCACTCTTTAAATAAAGCAAACTGTGGCTGGTATTCAAACTGTATAAGTGGCACATTCCAATACAAGAATGTAACTTCTTCAATGTTATGTATCTGGGGGTCATGGAAGAGAAAGTCATCAACCCACGATTGGTTAAAGCAGCCAGAAACAGTACTGTATCAGACTAACACAGGAGAAGTCAATGCAAAAAGATGTCTGATTAGCTCGGAGATAACTGAAGTAGTACAGCATGCTATTGGTGGAGTAGGCTTGCATAACTATGACCCTAAAGCTGAAGGTTTCATTGGCAAGTATGCAGATGTGTTACTTACTAACAAGCACACTGCTATTGGCTATGATGGAAAAGACTTTATTGCTGTATACTTTCCAAAAGCAAATGCTAAACAAATGAAAGATGTTATGCTTAACAAGTACGGTTGTATCTTTGCTATCATACTTGATGGGGGACATATAGCTGCTGCAAATTTTAGTACTTTAAAGGTAAACTTGAATCAAGCACAAAATAACATGGTACAAATAGTTTGAAAACTTTTAAAATAATAGTTTACAAGTGCATAATTGTGTGATATAATGAATATAGGTTAGAGATAACC